GAGCCAAGAAGCGAACAACACACACAATGACCACACAAAAAATTCCCCAAAAAAACTACAACTCTGCCGAAAGCGTGCGGCGACGCAAAGCCGCCGCCCTACTCCTCAAGTTACGCGACGCCTCAGAAACATTCGAAGGTTTCGTCCGTCTCCTATATCCCGAATGGACCCTCAGTGACTTCCAATTAGAGCTAATCCACGCCCTAGACGACCTCGAAAAAGCAAAGTCCCCCAAAAACCTCTTAATAACAATGCCACCTCGCCACGCAAAATCAACATTCGGCACAGTCCTATTCCCCTCATACTACATGATGCGCAATCCTAGCCGCTACACCATGTCCTGTTCCTACAACAGCCAACTAGCCACCGACTTTGGCCGACAAATTCGCTCCGTAGTCGAAGACAAAGCAATCCCTCAAGCCTTTCCCGACTTCCACCTATCAACAGACAGCCGCGCAGCAGACGTCTGGCGCACCGAAGAGGGCGGCGCATACTTCGCAGTAGGCATTGGCGGCACCACCTCTGGCCGACCAGCAAATCTACTCTTGGTAGACGACCCCATCAAAGCCAGAGAAGACGCCGAAAGTATGTCCCAACGAAACAAAACGTGGAACTACTACACTTCCGCTCTCGCCACCCGCCTTCAACCAGAACTAGACGGCACACGTCCAAAGCAAATCATAATCCTCACACGCTGGCATCCAGACGACCTAGCTGGCCGCCTTATGCAAACAGAAGACTGGGCCGAAAAACGCTGGAAGCACATAAACTTCCCCGCAATAAAACAAGTAACCAAAACCAAAACAACAGGCCGCCACAAGCTCCCCACATCCCACCCCCAGCATCTCCCCATAGAAGAGGCCAGAAAGCTACCCAACAACCAAAGAAATCACAGCGAAAAAGTAATAGTCGAAGTCCCCCTCTGGCCTTCACGCTTTCCGCTAGACGATCTTCAACGCCGCCGCCGTTTAAACCCCCGCGAATTTGCCAGCCTTTACCAGCAAGAACCCTTCATTCAAGGCGGCAACCTAATCAAAACAGAGTGGTGGCAAAAGTATCCCCACGACTTACGCCCACAAAACTTCGCCACCCTAATAATAACGTGCGACACCGCCTTCAAGAAAACAGAAACAGCCGACTACAGTGTAGCCGTCACCGCTGGCATGGACCGAAACGGCGACATATACATCATCGACATTATGCGCGGCAAGTACGACTTCCCCGAACTCAAGCAACGCCTAATCCGCTTAAACAACCGTCACAGGGGCAACGGCTTACGAGCATTATACATAGAGGACAAAGCCTCTGGCCAATCCCTACTCCAAGAACTCAAGCGCGAGAGCGGCATATCAGTAATCCCCTACAAAGTAGTCAACGACAAAGTTGCACGAGTAAACGCAATCCTACCAATAATAGAGGGTGGCCGCGTTTTCATCCCAGACGCAGCAGACTGGTTAGACAATTTCATAGATGAAACAGTAACCTTCCCCAACGGCAACCACGACGACCAAGTAGACGCCACAACAATGGCTATCGACATCCTCTCCAGAACGAGCATCTCTCCTGAACAGTGGCAGTTACACAGCGACCCTGCCCAGTCCCTAACGGCACAAAACATTGGCCAACAATTTGGTCAATCCCTTTCCCAACAACTCTCAAGCAGGGGCTTCAGCACACCGCACAGCCAAAGCCACAGCGACAGCAACAGCAGAAACAAAAAGCATCAAAAGTGGGCAGGATGGGGCATCACATAACGGACGACACACTAAACCCCAGACAGGTAGACATACCACATGATGAAAGCCCAAAACAACACTACTGGCTACCGCAACGCCGAATACACCTCTGGCCCGAACGATGGCGTAGTGGTTGATCTAAGTGCGTATGCTCAACAGCTAACAAATTACGAAGACATTTCTCACCTTCTAAACGACGAACAAGAACTACGAATAGTAGATTACGTCAAGTCAATGGTAGATATGTCATACCACAAAGTGCGCAAACGCTACCCTCACTGGAAGGAAGCAGACCGCGCGCACGACGTATACGTTAGGCCAGACGCCACAGAATTTAGAGAAAAGGCAGTCATCGCCGACACGCGCGCCATCGCAGACACAGTTCTAACATACCTTATGGCAGCCCTTACAGGCCGCAACCCGATGTTTCAGCTTGAAGGCTTAAACAGAAAGTCCAGAGAGCCATCCCTAATCCTTGAGCGCGTCTTGCACCAACAGCTACGCCGCACGGCTGGCGAGGCACGAATAGCTCAAATGCTTCTTGACAGCATACGCTACGGTTTTGCTCCCACAAAAATAGTTTGGGACGCCAAAACAAACCAAAACCAAATAATAAACTTCGATCCCCGCCGCTGCTTCCCCGATCCCCGCGTAAATTGGGGTGACTGGGACAACATGCAGTACATAGTTTTCAGCGACTACGGCAGCTTCAACAGTCTCCTTTACTCTGGCATGTACCCAAAGCTAAAGATGTTTCCTGCCTTACGCCACAAAGTCTCAGCGCACCGTGCTGGCTGGCAAGCGCACAGGTGGCATCAAGAGGAAGGCCGTGGCCTATCAATAGACCCTGCCTCACCCAACCAACGCGACGCGAGTGGTCACGCTTACTTCACACTTGGCGATAGCCGCGTGGTAGACGAGGCTTGGGTACGCCTATCAGGTCACGAAATAAACATACCAAGCATAGAGCAAATATTCTTAGTCGTAACAATTCTCGACGAGAACGTAGTAATACGCCTACAACTCAATCCATACGGCCAACAATTCCCCACAGTAATTGGCGGCTTATACCAAGACCAGCACAAAACCTACGGCCAATCGCTCTACGATCTCATTCTTCCGATGCACGACATCGCAACATATTTAATGCGTTCACGCATAGACAACATTAGCGCAGCCCTCAACAACCTCATCTTCGTAGACCCGACCCAAGTCAGCGTCCCAGACCTAATAGACCGTAACCCATGGGGTGTAGTCCGAACCCTGCCAGGCAGTAAGCCAGGCGACGGCGTATTCATAGCTCAAGTCCCAGACGTAACGCGAGGTCACTTCAACGACATTGCCGCAATGTCAGACCTCAAGCAGCGCGTCAGCGCAGCCTCAGACGCACAGCAAGGTATGCCTACCTCAGACGGCATACGCAGTGCCACTGAAATACAACGCCTAACCCAACTTGGCTCTCAACGTCTTGGCGTTCTTTCACGCATAATGTCAGCCACTACAATACGTCCAATGGTACGCATGATGGTTGCCAACATTCAGGACAGTTTGTCCATGGAAGGCAGCATAAAGATGGACGAGCAGAACATGCCCAACCAACTCTCAAGCATGGTTGACGACGGCTATTTAGATTACGACGTTCAAAAAAACCTACAAGGCGAAATAGACTACTTAGTAATAGACGGCACACTTCCCTTAGAGCCAACGCGCAACGCTGAAACATGGATGAACATGCTTCAAATCATGTCACAAACTGGCCTTAACATGGAGTATGACGCTGGCGCAATCGCGGAAGAGGCGATCCGCGCCATGGGCATTACAGACTTAGACAGGTTCAAAATAGACCAGCAGCAAATGCAACAGCAGGGACCAAGTCCTAGCCAGCAAATGCAGCTAATGGAAAAAATGCGCGGCGCATCCGTACAGCCTCAAGGTGATGTCCAGAACGAAGTTCAAAAGGGCAACCTAATACCAATGCAGCAAAAGAAGCAGAGTGGTCAGTAAAATGGGCGACACAACAATATCCAAGGCCAAGAAGCGCGCAGCTTTATCCAAGTCAGTTCCCGCACCAGTCTTAAATTACATAGAAGAAGTAGAGCAATCCTTACAACGTGAGGCTGCCACGCGCCACGTCCACAACACGACCCACATCACAAAACTAGAAGACCAGATACGAAGCCTAGAAAACCGCATAACAGAACTTGAAGCCAGCGAAGAAAGCAAACTGGCGCGAGACAACTACAAGCTAACTAAGACTGGGCTAATCCGTATAATGAAGCAGATGGGGTATTACAAGTAATGTCGAAGACAGGTAGAACACGCCCAGACAGCGAGCAGATACGTTTTTCCAGCTATAGGACGGGCGATCAAAACCCACCCCACAACGAGTGGATACTTGACCATTACATTGAAATGGCTGAACACGGCAATCGTACAATTGCTGATCTTCTCCTAGACTTATTTGATGGCGACACAGGCGACTTTCGCCCAGACAACTTCGAGTTTAGGTTCGATCCAGTAACTAGCGAAATACAATATCGCATAGGTCACTTCGCAACTGGCGAAGAAGCATGGATAACCATAACTCCATTCTTTGAGATAACAGACGAGTTTGTACCCTTTCGCCCTTATCGCCAATTCGATTTAATTAAGGCCAGCACCAAGGACGTATACATAGTCCACGGCATAACTACGCACGACATTACCTTTTCTACTGAAGAGCAAATGGTAAAGTCTCCTCACACAACCAAGATAGTAGATACCTCAGACGCCAGACAGTGGGCAATCAAACAGACTGGCAAGATAGACGAAGTAGATTATTCTTCTAAGGCATGGGCAATTGGTGGCGTAGGCGTAAGCACAAGCGACAACCCGAACGATCCTTCAGACGGAAGTTCAAAAGAGTGGGCCATAAAAATGGATGGCCCTGTAGGAACAACTGGCGAGTACAGCGCAAAGTATTGGGCCACCAATGAACACATCATTAATCTTGGTGAACTGCACGAAGAACTAAAGATAATAGCTGAAAACATCGAACACATAATAAGTGTTTCCGAAAACATGGACCTAATAATAGAGCTAGGCCCAGCAGTAAAGATAGTTGCCAGCATAGCCGACGAGGTAGTAGTAGTTGCCAGCATTAGCGACGACGTAGTTACGGCAGCAAAAAACACAGAGATATTCCTAAACCAATACCTTGGCCCACACTCTAGCGCACCGACGCAAGACCCAGACGGCTCGCCCTTAGATGCTGGCGACTTATACTACGATACCAGCACCAACACACTAAAAGTATACAACGGCAAGTCATGGGTAGTTGTATCTAACGCTCTAACAACAAACACGGCAGACCGTTTTTACTTCACATCCAAGCCTGAACAATCAGTCTTCTCTGGCTTTGACGATCAAGGCGAAGAGTTAATCTTTGATCCCAACCAAGTAGACGTATTTTTAAACGGCATCAAACTAACGCCGCTAGACTTCAGCGCAGACAGCAGCCATGAAATAATTCTTTACGACCCTGCAAGCTATAGAGATGTTCTTTCTGTAATAGCCTACGGAACCTTCGACCTCACGTCTGGCTGGGGCGATAAGGGAGACAAAGGTGATAAGGGTGATAAGGGTGATAAGGGCGATCCGTTTTACTACAGCGACTTCACTCAAGATCAACTAGACGATCTCAAAGGCGAGAAGGGTGAGGACGGCGCAGACTTTATATATAGCGACTTTACACCAGAACAGCTTGCAGACTTAAAAGGTGAGACAGGCGAAGACGGAAAAGACTTTACCTACAACGACTTTACCCAAGATCAGCTAGACGATTTAAAGGGAGAGAAGGGCGATCAAGGTGACGCCTTTACTTACGACGATTTTACACAAGACCAGTTAGACGATCTTAAAGGTGAGAAGGGCGATGCCTTCACCTACGACGACTTTACAGACATTCAGCTTGAATTGCTTAAAGGCGAAAAGGGTGACGATGGCGAAGACGGTGAAAGCTTTGACTACGAAAGCTTAACGCCAGAACAAAAGGAAGAAATTAGAGGCGAACAAGGTGAGCAAGGCGATCCATTTACCTACGATGATTTCACACCAGCCCAACTTGAAGACCTTAAAGGTGAGAAGGGCGACGATGGCGAAAGCTTTGATTACGACAGCTTAACGCCAGAACAGAAAGAAGAAATTAAAGGTGAGCAAGGCGAGGCTGGCGAAGACGGCGTAACCAGTTACATAAAGAAAAGTGAGTGGACTTACGACGTAGACAAGAACCATTCTGACATTGGCGTCGTTTCTTTAGAGAGCGAAGACTTACTACAAACAACAAACACACTGCGTCTGAGCAAATACGACAACGATGATGCCTTACATCTTTGGGATACTATAATTCCCACCAACATGATTGACTTAGACTTTCAGCCAAAGAAAGACGGCTCGCTTCCATCTACTAAAGCAGTAGATGATATTTACGCCAGCTACGTCATTAAGGAAATAGACCTATCTAACTCTGACTTTGTTGAGTTTGAAGTTGAGTTAACTAAAGGCAAGGGCGTAGCATTTGACGACAGCAACGTCTTGGTAACAATATACAAAGACGGCGGCGCATTTGGCGATTACGTTCTTAGGCCGCCAGAAGTATTGCGCAATAACAAATGGCTTACTTACCGTGAAGACGCAGAAAACTTAACGCGCGAATGGAAATTACTAACTACAGACTTAGTGTCTGCACAGACAGACGTGATTGCTCGCAAGTTAGACATACCAATTGAAGAAGCAGAACTCTTAGAAAACCAGTTAGACATAAACCATTACCTCTACAACAAAGTTAAAAACTCTACAGTTTTATCTGACGCCCCGCCAGACAATCCAATTCATGGCAATATGTGGTTTGATAACGAGCAAGATAAAATGGCTCTTCGCATCTACGATGAAGCGTCTGAGGCGTACATCTCTGTTGCCCCACCCGTGGCTATAGAGGGCAAAGTTTATGATCTTATCAAAGAAAACTTAGACACTAAGAAACAAGTTTTTGCCTTACAGCAACGCCTCACTACGTTGGAGCAACGCCTCACTAAAGGAGACAAGGTATAATGGAATACGTTTTCCCTAAAAACCCTGCAAACAACGACGAGGTTTTATTAAGCAACGGCGCATTGTACCGATACGTTGACAGTAAGAAGACTTGGGAGATGGTTGACGGCGTAAGCGCAGATGAAGTGACTATGACTTTTCCTTACAAATATGTAACGGAAGAAAACTTCACGCCTTCAATTCCAGCAGTCGAGCCAGACGCGCCGCAAATTACTGCGTTCTCTTCAGACGACAAAGGTAACGTAGTTGATGGCACGGACATTGCTTACATATTGTGTCAAGTAGATGACAGATACAAACGGTACGACGGAGAAACTGTAAAAGATAATATAAGTTGGTTTTGGAAAGAAGGTCCATTTACTATGTGGACTTACGATCTTGAGAACGAAGGCCACATGACGTGGGCGTTTTCTTCTGAAATTACCCGTGTTGATTTCTACCACTCAAGCGACGAAATAAAAATTTACTTTGACAATTCAAAAGCAAAGAACAATGTACCCTTCAGAGAAAACACTCTTTACTTCTCTGGCTCTCCATCAGTAGCAAGTATGCCAGCACCACCAACACCATTTGTTGCTTCTTACAGGCTGGTAATGCCAGACGATTTCAATGACGAGCAGGGAACATGCTACGCAAGAACTAAAGACAGCACTACCAATCCAACTCCAGAAAATAATTACAGTAGAAGAGAGTTTGTTGAGTGGGGTTTTGCAAGCCGCGACTTAAACGGCATCCCACTTAGGAACCACGACGCACCTGTAACAATGTTTGATTACATGCAAGGCGTTAGTATTGTGTATTCATCCACACAAACGCAGTTTTGTACCTTTGTGATGGAAGACCAGCGCGACCATGATACATGGCTAGGTCATGTAAGACCAACTAACGACCTAATTCAATTATCTATGGACGAACCAGTTCACATTAGAACGCCTAGCGCAGTAGAGCTTTTTGACCAAATCGAAAATTATGTTGCAAAAGCTGGCGACAATATGGAAGGCCAGCTTGATATGGAAGGCGAGGGGGGTCGCAATAAGATTGTTAACCTAGCCGATCCTACTGAAGACTTCGATGCGGCTACTAAAAAGTATGTAGACGATAATGACCAGAAACTTCAAAACG